TGATTGTCCTCTATTCAATGATTACAACTATCATCAAGAATAGAATATATACAATCATATTTACCACGGCATAAAATCATCCACAAAATTGGACAATTTAGATTTGAGTCCCAAATTTCTTCGGGTCACCAATGTGAAAAAGTCAGCATATGACAACAAAGGCATATTAACTTTCCCCTCCAAATTGGCAGCAATAAGAGCTTCTCTAATCTTCTTTGTCCACTTATTGTAAACTTCTTCACCATGGTACACAAACTCCACACATGCTGTCTGGATGTTTTGTGCTAGTTGTTCGTATTTTTCATACTTATTCTTACACTTGTCCCAATTCATCATCTCTAAAATGACAGTCAACTCTAAAGGAGCAAACCATCTATTCAAAGTTGGTTCAAAAACAAATTTTCTCTTCAAAATTGAGATTTCATGCAATGTACGATATTCCTGCTTTCCTGTGGATTTCAATTCATCAGTAAATTTATGTCCAAGTACTAACATCTTTCGTGTAATATCATCTGGAGTCACCAAACCACGTAAATCGTGATTAAGTACCGCAGTAATATCATCACCATAAATACCCGCACGGAAGTAATTATCAATATTCTTGATAATGATCAAAGCCTTTTCGACTTGTTCATCATCTCCCTTCTCGATAATATCCCGTAACAAAAGTAACAAAGTGTAGAAAAATAACAAACGACCGTAAATAGTATTTATAATTGTGGTCAGCGGATTTCCAGATGGCTGTGAATGTGTCAACATAAACAACAATGTCTTGAAAAGCAAAACACAATTACATATACTACTCCACAAAACATAAGTAGTCAAATTGTTTGCACGTCCATATAATCGTTCTATTATCCGGTACACGACCCATAACATTTGTAAGATCAAAGATCCATCAAAATTACCATGGTCGCCTGCCAGAAAATTTGGTTCATTAGTATCTGAAACTTCATTCAGATATTTCACAAACCGAGTCCAATCATATGAATGTACATCCGATCCAACCAACGATCCATTTCGTATCCGTTGTTTCATAAACGCTGCACAAAAGCCGAGGAAAAACATCCTTATAGCAATAGTAAAATGCATAGGTCCACCCGCAAAGATGCGAGTTTTACCCATATTTACCTTAGCAATAGGTCGTCTCTCATCCTTAAACAACGCTGTAAAAACAACGGAATCTCGCAGTCCTTGTGATGCATGATCAAGCAAGGTTTCAACATCAGTTTTCAATTCTTCATTGTCAACCGTCAAATCTCCATCTTTACCCAACCATTGTGTCTTACCCTTACCTTTCCTTTTTAGGACGTAGGGGTAGCCAGGTGATGTTTGTCGATTCATAGATGGTAGGTATTCTTCACCAGGAACACCTTGAATCGCTTCTTCATATGTGAGTTCTCTCATCAAGTATTGATTTTCCTCATCGATAGCAAAAGCCTTCACTCCGTAATCCTCTAAAATTTGCAAATCTTCAGGTGGTATATAAACATTACTAGGTCCAAAATATTTATCCAAGTTAAAGTCCATATTCACATGTTCTCCTTCAAATTCAAAGTCTTCCAGATGAGCAGGCTTTGTTATCGGTTCAGTAACCAATCCATGAATCGGTGATTCACTTATTTGGGTTTGTTTAACAGTGAACAGAGCCTGATTGACTCTGCCCAAAGGATAATATCCCGATGGCTTAAACCCAGCCTTTGGTTCCCACTCCTCACGACCTAAAAGGTCGATTTCAGGAGCGGACACCAAACACTGAGTCCGAATACCACCGAGTACGGCAGAAACTTCCTCCGAACTAATTGCTTGAGCATAACCCTTTCCGGAACTACCAGCTACATGAAAACCTAAAATTTTTCTAGGTAATCTTGCATCCAGTGCCAGAATAGGTGCACCACAACATCCGGGGAAAGTTTCAGCCGTATATTCGAAATAATCGGTGTAATGAATGATTGTATCATCATCACAACGAGCTGAAATCTTTTCTGTTTTCGGTTTTCCCTGCACAACGAAGCGCAAGGAAGAAATCATGTCAAGTGTCGAATTTCCAGTTCCCATCAAATCAAAACAGGTCAACTGAGCCTGAACCACTCCCATATTCTCCAATTCATCACGCGTATTAAACATCGATGTGATATCTTTATGCACATGCACATTATCAGGGAACACGAGAAAGATCA